GTACTGGTGATGTTTGTGAAATAGTAGATCTAACATAAAGGAGAATCACATGTATGTTTTAGTACTCATTATGACTTTTCAAGGTAATATGAAAGTTCAAGCTTTCCATTCACTGTTTCCCGATTGGAAAACTTGTAATCAAGTTGCAACTACAATGCGAGAACGATTAGTGAGTACTAAACCATCACCAGATGCAACTGCAAATACCTATTGCTTTCAAATACCAGAGAGTATATAATTCAAACTTCAATAACAAAAAGGAAGTTGTAATGTTACAACCGATTAAAGGATCATACTACAGAAAGTTTCAACCTCAGTCATACAAGGAGAACGACAGTAAAGCTAAGAATGCAATAACAAGTTACTTAAAAAGTATTGGGCATAACATTCTTGATACAGAAGAAGACTTTTCCTTTGACATAAAAAGCGAGAAGAAAGATAGAAAGTATTTTTCTGAANCAGAGAGTATATAATTCAAACTTCAATAACAAAAAGGAAGTTGTAATGTTACAACCAATTAAAGGATCGTACTACAGAAAGTTTCAACCTCAGTCATACAAAGAGAATGACAATAAAGCTAAAAATGCAATAACAAGTTACTTAAAAAGTAATGGACATAACATTCTTGATACAGAGGAAGACTTTTCCTTTGACATAAAAAGCGAGAAGAAAGGTGGAAAGTATTTTTCTGAAGTAGAAATGAAGAACCAATGGACAGGTGATTGGAATCCTAAATGGAAAGAGATACGTATACCTTACAGAAAGTACAGGCTTATAAATAAGTATAAGAACGTAGAAAGTGATAATACCTACTGTAATTTTTATGTAATACGTGGTGACTGTAAACAAGCATGGAGAATTAAAGACTTTCAACTTACTAAAGAGTGTGCAAAGGAAGTATGGTTAACCAATGCTAGACGGTACGAACACTTCTTTCATATCCCTTACACAGAAGCAGAGCTAGTGGAAATCAAATGAGTTATGATCCGGTAAACAATCCAGCACATTATAAGTTAGGTGATGGAGTTGAGTGTATTGATTACATTAAACAAGTGTTAACACCAGAGGAGTTCAAAGGTTACTGTCATGGTAACTTAATTAAATATCAACATCGACATGGATATAAAGGTAATCCTGTTGAGGATATGAAAAAAGCTGAATGGTACTTACGTAAAATGATAGAAACTATGAAGGAGATTCATAAATGAAACCATATGATGAAGGTATGAAGGCTTTTAAAACTGGTAGGTTAGGTAACCCCTACTCTAAAAATACAAAACAAAACAGGGATTGGGAGATGGGCTTTAATAAAGCCTACTTCTACAACCTTGAGAAGGTGAAACTAAATGAGCAGAAATTCAAAGCTAGAAGAGGAAGCTAAAAACTATAGGCAGCAAAAAAGAAAACCGCCAATCAAGACTAAGCCACTAACTGCACGTAGGTTTATGGCTGGTCAAGCAATGGCGGCATTGTTGTCTAGATCTCCGGGTCATGTACATAGGGCTGACATAAAACGTGAAGCATATGATTGGGCAGACTTTATGCTAGACGATGATTCAGAATAATTAAAGGGGGCGCAAGCCCCCTTCTTTATTGTGTCATCTTTTGGAATCGGGATAGATCCCTTAACGACTGTTCAGTATTTAAATACTGTTGTAAGATAAATAACTCGTTTTGTTGTAGCTCCTCGACATCTCCCAAGCCTAATTCTTTTACTGCTTTTTGAATACCCTTTTTAGGGTACTTAGATGTTATGTCGTACTGCAGTGAGATTACTTCTTCGGGGCCAGAGTATTGCATCCTTAAAAATGTTTTTGCTAGATCTTTTGCCCTTGGTACAACATCCTTATTCCAATGATCTAGTTTCTGTTGTTGAGTTAATTTATCGAACCAATTACTTTCTAAAAGTAAACTAGACTCTGCCTCTATAACATCAAAAAGAATACCATTTAAAGCATTAGCTGCTTGTGGAGCTTGATCCCTTATCTTCTTAGCAGTATTTAAATCGAAGTCTCTAAGACCTATACTGTTCATTACACGTTGTGTATCGGTAAGTCTAATGATCCTAGCACCTAGTATTTTTGTTGATTGTATATCAGATGTACCACCTGCTGCAGTCTCTCTAGGATCTGCTAATGGTTTACCTGTAAACAAAGGAATAATATTATCTATGTAACGAAAGGCATTATTAACCAACTTATTATTTTGAACTCTGTCAATTGGTGCTGCATCTTCACCCCTAGCTAAACCAGCAACAACATTAAAAGGTTCAAGGGGTCTTATCATTGGATTAACATATTGAGTTGCCATAGTTTGAGCTAACATTTGTGTTGCTTTTGCAAAGTCTCTTCTTTCTGGATCTATCATAAGCTTTATAGATTCTAAAGTATCACGTTGTGTTTTATCTAAATTTCTAAGTAATCCTGACATCCCAAAATCTTCAGAAAACTGTGCAAAAGCAGACATTGCTTCTTGTTTTTGATCCATCAATACCCCTAGTGCTACTATTCTTGCAGCACCTCTGTAAGCCGACACAGGGAAATCATACTGTTGATCAACAGTTTCACTTCCCACAGTTGTAGCATACATAGGTAAACCATTTTTTATATTTTCTACCTCTTGCTGTGCAAGTGTATATATAATACCAGTAGAAACCAGTGTCCTTGATAGTGCTTCTGTCTTAGACATGTTATCATAAAATCCAGAAGCTTTTAAAACCATGTTTACACCCGGAGTATTCTTACCTAAGAAACCTATAGTGTTGTTAAAAAACCTGCCAAAAGGAATCATCATACCAAGACCCGGCATGTTTCTAGCATCCTCTAACATACCAGCAAACTTACCTAAACCATCTTTAGTTTTATACGACTTAGAAAATATAGATTCTATTGTGTCATCAACAGCATCAGCTTCAATAGCACGATATTCTTTTGATGCCATAAACTTTTGAAGTGTCATGTCTCCAATATTTTCTGACCTGTAAAACTCATTCCAACCTTTACCTGTAGTGGCCCTAAGTTTTTTATCCATTTGAAATAAAAACTCTTGCGACTTAGTAAACGAATCTTGAGCTTGAACAAAAGTTAACCGTTGAGTTAAATCAATTAACTCATCTGCCTTTAAACCTGCAAGCTTTGCATTAGGGCTAAACTTACCACCAGTTAAAAGATTAGTTGTATTGTCAACACCACCGGGAAGTACACTGTTTAATTTTTGTAGTGCTTCGGAGTTTCTTTGAAGTGCTGATTCAAAAGCAGTGTAAGTCATGTCAGCATCAAAAAGAAATCTAAGCCTTTGGGCATTAGACTCAACTAATACTTTAGCAAGTCTTTGAGTGTTAGCACCCTTTTCTACCTCACCAGAAAGTTTTTGTAGTGTTCCCTTACCAGCATATAATAAAGCTGTGGTCATGTCTGATACAGATTGTAACGTTGTATTAGCACCCCAACCAATTACATTTAAAGCACTGGTAGAAGGATGCGAAACAAGTAATCTAATTAACCTATTTTGAGTCTTAGCTGTACCTTCCATAAACTTACTAGGTTCTTTAGGTTTTGCTTTAGGATCTCTTATAAAACCACCATCTATTGCAGAATCAAGTAAATCTTTTAACTCTTTATCACTAATAGACATACCCAATCTTTGTGCAGAGTTACCTGCTGCACCTAATGCAGTACCAGCTTCTGACATTTTGTATGCAAATATATCCCCTATATCACGACCAGTAACTTTAGAACGAGGGATAAGTTTGCCATCAGCATCTTTAACTTTTAATTTATTACCAGTACCTTTTTCTATAGCACGTAATAGGTCTTGAGCTTCTTTATCACTTACCTCTGAGATAAGATCACCCATCCAGTTACTAAACTTATCGTCTTCAAAACGTTTAGCCCAAACAAAACCACGTTCATATGCTACTTGAGTCATACCTTTTAATGTGGTGTTACCTTCGTCATCCATTCTACCAAATAATAATGACTGAACAAACTCTACACCAAAGTCTTTACTATCTCTTGATAGTACTGCACCACCTTTTATTTTTGTCTTCCAATCCCTACCTATATTTACTGGATCTTGTTTTAAATAATCACCAATACTTTTAGAAACCTCAGATACAAAACCTTCTGTGCTTGGCTCAGGTAGTGTCATACTAGGTAAAGCAGTGTCAGATACACCTCGCCTAGCAATGAATCCAGTTTGAACACCCCCAAGAATAATGCCACCAAGTGCAGCTATTCCTACAGCCATCCTATTAACTTCTTCTTGTGCTTCTACTTTTACCATACCTGTCTGGTAAAGATACTCCATACCTGTACCAACCATAGCATCGACACTAGTAACTACACCTATTTCTGTGATAGCTGCCCTAGTAGCTAGTCTTTGTGCTGCAGTTTTACCTAAAACATTTTGTGAGTATGCTGCTACTCTTTTTTTAGTGGCATTGGCAGCAACTTTTACTCCATCAGCAAATACTTTAGTACCTACTTTTTTAGCAGCTTCTTTTGTACCTTCTTTTGCCATTGCTTCAAGAGCAATTCTTTGTGCTGCTTTAGTGCCAACACGAAGTGATCCACCAGCAACAGCTTTACCAAAGATACCACCAACAAGGTTTACTGGATCAAGTAGTACACTTCTAGTAAAGTCCATAAGACCTTCACCTGTTTCCGACCACGTAGCTTCTTTACTAAAAATACCAGCCATATTTTCATACAACTGGTATGCCTTGGCAGCACGAACTTTTTTATCCTGATCATCTTTTATGTCG